AGGGGGAGTAACGGACTTCGGGCTACCGCCAATACACATTGATTTTCTCCTTAGAACAGGGGGATGATTTTGTAAGTGAGCGCGGTGGACTGATAGTTGAACCCACTCGCAAAACTCGCTAGACCAGCGCACCAATTCTGCGAACCACCGCTTTGTGCGTCATAGACCTTAATGCCGCGTGTGATTGGGGCGGCGACAACTTCCTTGAAGCTGATGTCCCAAATCACGTGCTTATGGTTTACCCACCCACTCGGTTTATAGAAGTCGAGCGTCGGTGAGGAACTTGGCGCGGTTAAATAGTAGGTGTACGCATTGTATCCTGTTTCATAGTCGATGCTTTGTCCCGCGTGATATGGCGCAACCGTCCATGACCTACTTCCGAAAGTTATCGTCAAGTCATCATAGTAGCGACCGTCTTGACCCCATTGCTGTGCGGCCTTGAAGGTTAACTTGTAAAGTTTGCCTGTCGTACAACTCATGGTAAATACGCCGTGACCGCCGGGCCAATTAAGAAGAGAGAGGCGTCCTTCAGCCCAAGCAGCTTCGCCCAAAGGGTAGACAGAGGCGTCCCCACGAAGCTCAGAACCTAGCGATTCACCAGAACTGCACAGGTCGAGAAACCCGGTGATGACATCGGAACCTTCAAACGCATAGACCTGATAGCGACGGGAACCTTTGTTTGTCACACCGGACGGAAGGGAGAACTTTGAGAAGTCCTGTCCCGAATCGTACAGCATGGCGTACCCATCAGCGACAGACAGCACAACAGTTCCCAAGTTAAACCCATCGCCAAGTAATTCATCGTATCCGATGGAGTTGCACTTCAGCGTGTAACGATACAGGGGATTTTTAGACATAGAGTTCTCCGAATGGAGTAATGAGATGAGGGGCAAGTGTGCGGTTCACCTGCCCCTCTCACAGAAAGGAAAGGAGATGGAAAAGGATTCTCGCTCGTGTATTATCGCCCCACGAGCAGGACATTTGACATTAGAACAGGGGGATGATTTTGTACGTCAGAGTTCCGCCAGTATCGAACCCTGCGGGGATACTTGCGTTGCCGCCCTCGACGTTCTGAGAGCCACCCGCCTGTGCATTGAACAGTTTGATGGACGTAACGCCACCATTGAGAACATCCAGATAGGCTGAGATAACATCAGTCCCTTCATAGATGTAGACCTTGAAGCGACGTGCGCCCTTACCGGTTGCACCGGAAGGAATAGCATAGGCTGTAAAGTCCTGACCGGAATCGGTGAGAGCCGCAGTCCCGTCAGCCGCGTTGATAGTGACGGTTCCTTTCTCGGTCTCAATGCCGACCAGCCCTTTGTAGCCGAGCTTATTGACGCGCATCACGCGCCGGAAAAAGGGATTCATACTCATAGGAGAACCCCCTTCCCTTAGAACAGCGGGATGATTTTGTACGTCAGCGCGCTATTTGCGTTGAACTGCGTGGGTACGCTGGAAACAGTACCCTCGATGTTCTGAGCGCCACCAACCTGCGCGGCGAACAGTTGGATACACACGTTGGGGTCTTGGTGCGTGACCTGCTTGAACTGAAAGTCGTCAACGGTCCCCGCGAAGGTCTGGTCCGCGAAGATAGTCGGCTTTACGTTGCCGGTAGGCTCGGTGTAGAAGAACGAGAAGTTCGCTTCCTCAGCCGCCTTAGCGCAAACGATAGAACCAACATTGGTGTTACCTGCCTTGACCACGAGAGTCCCCGGAGCCGTACAAGCGACCTTCACGTTCACGAGGTACAGACCGCCATGTGCGATGGTAGCAACAGCCGCAGAAGCCGCGAGGTTCGACGCCTCACCCGCTTCCTTCGCCGCCTTACCGTCTGCGATAGTCCAGCCAGCACCCTTCGCCCAATCGGAGTCAGCGGCAAACGTACCGTTCACGACAACGTCCGCGCCGACAGCGTAGTTGGTGTCTTCGATGTCACAGAATCCGCTGATGACGTAACCACTCGCGTCAAAGATGTATGCCTTGTAACGCCGAGTACCCTTGCCGGTTGCGCGGGAAGGAATCGCCACAGACGAGAAGTCCTGTGCGGTATCCCACAGGAAGGCCGAGCCGTCCTTGTAAGACACGCGGACAGTCCCCTTATTCTTCAACACACCCTCAAGCTCTTTAAAGCCGAGGTTATGAACGCGCACCTTGCGCCTGTAATAAGGATTGATTCCAGCCATTTGTCATGCTCCCAAATGTAGGTTAACCGCGAATCTGAACCTGTGAGGTTTCAAGTTCGCGTTCTTCTAAGTCCTCAAGGACGCTTAGAAGATGCTTCCAGACAGACGCCTGACCAGCCCGAAACCATATCTCGCGGTCCGATAGACTCAGGGCCGGACAGGTGTCGGGGAACTGAGACTTCAGATAAGCGATTGTGCCGGGAAGGTCACTAAAGGTTGGACCCTTAGTTAGAACATTCTGTCTTCCTTTGGGCACCACTTTTGAATTGTTTAAGGATTCCATAGTCTTACCTCATGTGTCTTGAAGTTGTAATCGCCGGTCCTCAAAATGTACGCCATCCGAGCGTTCAACAGCGCGTCCTCAATCGTCAAACCCCTTGAAATATAAGCGTTTGTGACGGCATCCCACAGAGGGATTCCTTCTTCGATTGCGGCGTTGAGGATGTCCTGCGCCTTCTTCGGTCCGACCTTCGGGATACCGTGGTATCCATCCACCGGGTCGCCCATGAGAGTTTGCAGGAAGAACCGGTACTCAGCGTCGATGGGATTGACCTTGATGACGCCCTGTTCAGTCCGGTTCCAGTTGTAAAGTTGGACCGGCAGGGTCATCATGTCCTTGTCGATGGAGCAGATAATTTTGTCCCCGCCGCAAAGCTGACTGTCGGTAGCATACAGTCCAAGCAAATCGTCAGCCTCAAGTTTCGGTTCTGAGATGACGGTGAAGTTGTCATTGAGAGCTTGGATGGTAATATCCAGAAGTTTCGGTTTCTCCTTATCCTTCCGGTTCGCCTTGTAGTTTGGGTTAATGTCTAGGCGGAAGCTCTTGCCGCCAGTTACCATGACGAGTATGTCGGTGGCATGGACGAGTTCCTTCAGCCAGTACACGAACTCTCGCGCACCGTTGTACGCCAAGTCCTGTTCCAGCCACTCGCTCACGATACCCTCACCCCAATCAACAGACTTCGAATTAACGAAAGCCTGTTGGTAGAGTACAATATCTCCATCCACCAGAATCGTCCGAGACTTCTTGGTCGGACGTTTCTTCACTTGTTCAACCAAGCCCAAAAAGAAATTACACCCGCTATGGCAATTAGCGCGAGAACGACGGGAATAGCGACAAGCACCCCGATAATCCACCAAGAGATAGCGGTGAGTTCAAAGATGTTGGTCAGCGTTAGAATGAACGCCAGTAGAAGCATGAGTTTCGGTAACATGATTTTCAGTTCTCCTTTCCTGCCGGGTGCAGTTCCTCAAAGAACGTGTCTTCCGGCAAGTCGAATGGTTCTGTGAAGTAAATGGTTTTGATGGTGCGCGTCTCACCCGGCTCCACAACGGCAGGACCGCAGAATCGCACCACGGTCCCGTCGCTGAGAGTGATGACTATTGTTTGGGCTTTACGCGCAAGACTCATGCGCCCTTCTTGAGTGCCATGAAGTCGGCAATCTTCTTGTAGCCGAAGCTTGACGCCACGGCGACGAGGAACGCCCATTGATACCACTCGGGGGTTCCCTTCAAGGCATCAAACCCGTCAGAAACGTACTTCGCCATCGACGGGATGAAACACATGATAGCCGGGATGCTAAGAACGACGGTGAACCACTCATCCTTCCAGCCCGAGTTCGTGATGCTTGTGTTCTCCCATGCGATGTCAGCTTCCTGCCCGGTCCTCAGACGGGCTTCCATGCCCTGAGTCTTCGCCTCGTTGATACGCAGGTCGGACTCAAGCTTTGCCTGTTGACGCTTCTGCCACCCCGTCACGAGGTCGCTGATAGGCTTAAACAGACCAGTAATGAAACTTGTGATTGTCACGGGGTCCATAAAGTCACTCTCCTTCTGATTCGCCAAAGTCAAAGGACATCCGCTCCCCAACAGCGATGAGATAGGGAGCATCGTCCTTGACGCGTTGTTTTGCTTTCCGCTTGCAGAACTGAGTGATGGACTCTCCGGTCTCGGGGTGCGTCCATTGCTCAGGACAGGGTCGTTCCAGTTCGCGCCTATCCATTGGAAGGTTCCTTCCAGTTTTCAAGATAGGACACGAGTGTTCCCAACTCCCGGTGCATCTTGCGGGTCCGCTCAAGTAGAATGTCGTGAGACAGCCGGTCCATCTTCGATTCAATAACCGACTGTCGATACTTGTCGAGATAGTGTTCGACCACTTGCAGGTTCACTTCCACTTTCAGCGTCATCACACCTTCACCGTCCTTCCGTCGAGGTAATACCTGACAAGCCAATCCGGTTCGACTGAGAGATAGGGGATAACTACCTCATCAGCATTGACGGGCCATGCGATAAGAAGCATCAGCGCGAAGAAGAACGTGATGGCGAGTGTCGCAACGGTCCAACCAAACTTAGACCGCATTGGACGACGCCCCACGTGCGAAGTTGGCTTGCATGGCTTCCAGCGCCATGAGCCTCTGCTGAATCGCAAAGTTCTTCTTGCGGAGGTTGGTGATGGCGTCGGTATAGTCCCACACATTGTTCGCACGATAGTAGCCGCTGTTGTTAGACGTGGAGATGATGTCCGCCTCACGGTCCGTCACCATCTCAGCGATGTACCGGCGGATAGCCCTGTCGGTGAAACCGGTGACGGCCTTCAATTCGTTTCTGGTGATAGAGTTCGCCTTCCCGACGGGGATGGCGTTCAGAATGGTTCTCTTTTCGTATGTCATCATAGTGTGTCTCCTTTATGGTTGATTTGGTACGGCACAGTCTTGGGTACAGTAAACCCGCTCATAAACCTTTGTGGCTAACAGCATTAGTTCTTCCGGTGTTGCGTTGTTTTTGATTAAATTCGCTCGTTGAGAAATAACCCAAACATTCCCCCTCACATACCCAAGCGTCGGGTCAACACAATCTAAAGATGGACTGTTCGGGTTAGATAAATGTGTGCCATCGTGATTCGGCTCTAATGGCATACCGAGAATTGGACAGACTGTCGGAATCTGAATATCCTCTGCTGTTATATTGAATGGTACTCCCCGCCTCTTTGCTCGACGCTTCGCACCAGACAACATACCAGCTACAGGATTCTTCAATCGCCATTCGGTTTTGTTTTGAAGATGACACGCTTTGCAATAGACGTGTCGCCCATACTTGTTGTTCCCCTTCCAGAATGAACTCAGCGGTAAGAATTTACCACAGCCCCCACAACGCTTCTTTGTCAATGGACTTCGGCCCAATTCTTTCCAACGTGAAATTCTCCTGATAACGGACAACGAAGGTTGAAGAACTCGCCAGCTTTCTTGATTGCATTTGTCATAGCTTCACCTACTTTCTGCGCGTCCTCAGGGCGGCACTCTACGACATACTCATCGTGAATCCAGCAGACCTGTTTGAACTTGATTCCCTGTCGCCACAGGTCTTCGTGATACAAAAACATAGCCTTTTTCATGATGAGCGCGCCCGCCGACTGAAGAAGAAGATTGAGTGCTGAGTGAAGGGACCGGACCAGCAGTTGCCTACCGTCCAGACCGATGAGATACTTCCGCGCACGGGCGGCTGACTTGACGCCCTCAGCCAGTTTCGCGTATGCCGGGACGTTCTCAAGGAACCGATTGCGAAGTCGCTTCCCTTCACGCGCCCCTTTGTGAGTGATGCTTCCAAGCTTCTCGTCACCGCCGCCGTAAATCATGCAATAAATCATCGTCTTGGCTTGGTCACGAGTATCAAGTCCCGCCATGTGCTGATTGTGTGTATGCACGTCACCGTTGAGGATGACCTTAACGTACTCCCCGCCGTCATACTTGGCGAGGTAATGTGCCAACATTCGAAGCTCAAGCCCTGATGCGTCAGCGTCCACGAGGACCATGCCCTCAGGGGCGATGAAGCAAGCTCTGAACTCTTTGCCATACGGTGAGCGTGGCTGTGGAACCTGCGCCAGATTCGGATACACATGAGCCGCCCGTCCTGACACAGTTCCGTTGATGAGTACGCCACCGTGTATCCGGCAGTCATCCTCGTTGTAGTGCTTGAGTAGCGCATGGTCGCCTTCAGCGAGTTGACTGATTCGCTTCTCGACCATGAGCATTTCCCCGATGAGCGGGGCTTCGGGATAGGGCAGAGCGGCGATGATTTCTTCGTTCACTTCCGGCTTACCACCATCGGTGAACGATGTTGGTCGCCAGCCACGGAGCTTCATCAAACGGTCTGCGATATGGTCACGGGACCGGGGATTGAACTCCACGATTTTCAATTTCGTCATGGTCGCCCCGGCGACGTAACCTTTCTTTGCGTTGTCTTTCTTCGGAGTGAACGACGCGCCGGGCCCGAACCACCACTCAAAGCACTCCTTGAGTTTGGCTTCCAGTTCCATACGCTTCTTCACCAGAGTCGCATACAGTTCAACAGCGGCGGCTCGGTCAAACATAAAGCCGTTGCGTTCCTGCTCTGCGATGAGAGGATACACTTCATGCTCAAGGTCTAAGGCCGCTTGGGAGTAGTTCTTACTGATGATGAGGTTGTAAAGCGCATGGGTGACTTCAACGTCTTGGACACAGTAGTCTTCCATCTCTTGTGTCCACTTCTCCCACGGGCCGGTGAACTCACCCTTGAAGATGCCGAGCCGGTAGCCCCACGCCTTCAAGTGATGCTTCTTAATACAGTCCTTCGGGAACTCCCCGCGATTGGCCTTCGCCATGTCAATGTCCTTGACGTTCGTCCAGATGAGATAGGTACAGGCGATGGTGTCGAAAGCTTTGGCGCGGGTCTTCCAGTTCGGGTATAGTTTACGGATTGCCCACAGGTCATACTTGATGATGTTGTGTCCAACGATAACGTCAGAGTCCGCCAACATCTGAAGTCCGAGCGGGATAGAGTTCTCACACCCGTTCTGCCGAAACCGGTGGACCTCGTTTGTGTCCACGTCTTTGATGACGAGGACGTGAATACGGGTCGGGTCATACCCGTCCGTTTCAATGTCAAAGATTCGTACGCTCATCCAATCTCCTTTCGGTCACTTGACTCGCTGGAAAATAGTTCTCAGGGATGTGTATGTCATACAGAACCTCTCTTTCTCTCACGCTCAATGAGCCAATCGACGTACTGCCGAGCCTTCTCTAAGTCCTTCAGCGCGGACCCCTTGTAGGGATACCGGCAGATGTACTTGATGACGTTCGACTCAAGAAACCCGAGGTCATTGGCGACAATGAAGTCGATGGGCTGAATCCGAAAGTGTTTGTAATGTTCCGACGTGCTTGCATCGCCGGACTTCGTCACGGTGAATAACTCTGTCGGGATAGACTTCTTTACCTCTGGCGATTGCCACGCGCAACAAGTTGACAGTTCATCAAAAATGTCCCGCCCCTTTGTCGTACAGAAACGCTTACCGGAATCAGGAATGTTGAAGCGGCATGAAGCACAGACCTTACTTGGAATCTTCGCTCTCCAATCCCCCATCGGACCGGGGTTCTTCTCGTCCAGTTCGATGCCGTTGTTGTCGAGGATGTTCGGCCCGAGGGACTTGCGGGACTCGTCCGTATGGTCGTGCATACGGAACAGTTTGACCGGCTTGTGGTCAGCACAGCCGAGCCGGGGGTCTGGTTCAAACTTCCTGACGCCCGTCTTGCGGTCCACACAGAACGTGTCCTTGTATGCGTCGCAGGAATCACATGATGGGTACTTTCCCATAAGCAACCTTCCTTTCTGTCAGTAGTCGATGCTTCCGTCCTCAGTCGCCGCCTGAGTGAACAACACCTGCTCGGCTTCTCGGACGTAAAGCCTACCTGTCAGTTTGTCGTAGTACATTTCACAGGCAATACCTGTGTCACCGGAATACCGGTTCTTCAACACACGGACCGCCACCACATTTGCAGATTCTTCGTCCTGCTGGTCCCGCTCAAGGCCGATGGCAATGTCGCTCAACTGAGCGATTGCGCCGGACCCTCGCAGGTGAGACAGCCGGACTCGTCCGCCTTCCTCGTGGGATGTCTTCTCATCGGTCCGCTTCAAGTGCGAAACGATGATGAGTCCGCAGTCCACGTTCTCAACGAAGGTGCGGAGCCGGGTCATGATGTTGTCAATCATTCGCCGCTCGTCGCCATCGGTGATGCCGGAGACCACGATGGAGATATGGTCGAGGAACAGCCAATCCACACCGCAGGACCGGACGAGGTAGCGCATCTTTGAAATGAGATTGTCGATGTCGGTTGAACCCCAATGGTCGTAGAGGAAGAACCGGTTGTTGTCGAACACCCGTTTCCACGCATCTTGAAGCACCGAGTCTGAGACCGGGGTCTTTGAGGTATGGAGAGGAATGTTGAGTTCAAGAGAGATGAAGGACTCGGCAGTTTTACCTACCGATTCCTCAAGCGCAATGTAGCCAACCTTCTGCCCGGCTTTGACTAGGTGATACGCTAGTTCTCTACAGAGGGTTGACTTGCCGATACCTGTACCAGCCGTCACCGTCACAAGCTCATGCTTCCTCAGACCGTAGGTCAGCTTGTTCAGCGGCTCCCACGGATAGGGAATGGACACGGCGTTGCGCTTCTTCATAAACAAGTCCCACGAGTCTGGACCGGCGATGATTCCATCGGGCCGGTACTCTTTTGCGTTCCAGACAGCACGGATGATTTCCTCACCCTTACCGGCAAGAAGCATCTCGTTGGGGTCTTTCATCGGCAGGTGAGCAATCTTCGCCTTGCCGGGCGTAAAGATTTCAGCACACAGCTTCGCGGCTTCCTGCCCCGGCTCGTCCATGTCGAACATGAGGATGACGGAGTCGAAGCGCTCAAGCCATTCCAGTTCACGCTGAAGGGCTTTCCTTGCGCCCTGCGCGCCGTTGGGGACAGAGACCACAGGGTACTTGTTGCCTTGAACTTGACTGACTGTCATGCAGTCAATCTCGCCCTCAGTCACAACAAGCATCTTCCCGCCGTTGCCCCACAGGTGTTGACCAAAGAGGGGCGGCGGAGTCCCGTCACCGACGTACTTGAAGTCTTTATTGGGGAAACGAATCTTCTGCCCGACTACCTTCCCGTCCAGCCGATAGTTCGCAATCTGGACAGGGGACAGGGAGCCGTCGCGCTGACGATAGACACCGACCCGGTAGTCGAACTTCCGGCAGGTGTCCTCGCTGATTTGACGCTTCATCAATGGCATGAACTCGCCATAGACGAAGTTGATGTTGTCGAGGATAGGGCGTTCTGCTTCAACGCCCCCCGTACCCTCGTAATGCCCACACCCAAAGCAGTAACCGTGGTCCTCGTATCGGGCGAGGTTGTCCTTGCTACCGCACTTGGGACACGCTTCATGCCGCAGGAACTTCCCGTCAGCCATAAGCGTCACCTACTTCTTCGCGGCGAGGTAATACCGCTTGTAACGCTTGCCGGTTGCGTCCACGTTCCAATGCGACAGGATGTTGTAGCCTTCCTTACGCAGTTCATGAATGACCGCCGACAGCCGGAAGCACCGGTACACGCCGAGGGCTTCAAGCTGAGAGATATGCTTCTGACCGAGCAGGTGATTGAGAATCTGCATCTTGTTTGTGACTGCTTTCATAGTGTTCTCCTTTCTCTGTTAGCGAAGAATGAGGGACAGAAGTCCAACCACGAGTCCGCACACGAGACCCGACAGGTACATTCCGATACCGGCGAAAAAGCCGAGCTTGAGCATCTGCATCTTGGTGAGGTCCATAAGTGTTCTCCTTTCACAAATTAAAGGCGGACGTAGCAGAGTCCCTATGTCCATCAAGGACTAGGTAGACCTAAAGCCACGTACGCCTATGAGGGGACTTAAAGTTCTGACCACCACTTCTTCACGTCGAAGCTCGGGCAGTCCTTCTTTACGTTGGGAAAATCCCGATGCCCTTGAATGATGGCGTCGGGATAGCGGGACTTGAGTTCGGTGAGAAGCGTTCTCAGCGACTCAAACTGAGCAGGTGTAAAATTGTTCGCGGCCTTTCCACGGTCATCGACGCCCCCGACGAGGCAGACGCCAAGAGACACGCTGTTATAGCCGCTGACGTGCGCCCCAATTTCAGACTCAGGACGCCCCTTCTCAATCTTCCCGTTGCGCCGGATGACATAGTGATAGCCGATTTTGAACCAACCCTCGGCCCGATGCCACCGGTCAATCTCAGTCGCCCCAACGTCCAGCGACGGTCTCGTCGCGGAACAATGGACGACAAGGTACTTCACGTTGGGGGAAGGCATTGTCAGTTGTAGAGGGGTTCGGGACCGGCGCTGGTAAGTCCACCGGAACCGAGCTTCTTTTCCTTTCGTTTGGATTTGGGCTTCTCGTTTATCCACTCCTGCGGTATGTGCTTCTCAGCCCACAGAAAGCCATTCTTCTCACACCACTTGGCGTAAGTCGTATGGCTTGTCTTACTGAGCCTGTTCGATGCCCTCTGGAACAGGAACCGAATGTCGAGGTCAGGGTTGGACTTCCTGACGGCGAGATGCTTCACGCGGTCAAGGGATGTAAAGTAACCCTTGACCTCAACATAGATACCATTGGCGAGTTTGATGTCCGGCGTGTAGGTGCGTTCCTGATGTTGGGTATACTTCACCCTGTCAGGTTCGTACTCAAAAGCTACCTGCCGTTCTCTCAGATTGTCGATGGTATAGGATTCAAGAGTGGAGCGGGTGCGAAGGCGGGAAACCTTAGAAATCGCCATTTGCAGGGGAACCTGCCGGGGGAGCCTGTCCGTCGAAAGCGACATCCTCGCCATCGAACTCATAACCGCCGTCTTCCTCACCGAAACCGTAGGAACTGGCGGACCCGCCCTGAGGCTCAATCAGGTCGATGACCTGCACAGCCTTCAGACGAAGACCGATACCGGCCCCAATCTGAGCGGTGTAGAAGGGGTTAAGCTGGAAGGCAACCTTCACAGTCGAACCCGCGCCGACAATCTTGCCGACGATGGGCTGACCCTTCGCGTCGAAAATCTTGATGGAGACTTTGATGGTCTCGCCGTCCTTCGTCTTGATGACCGCGCCCTGCTTGAAGTTGAACAGTAGGTTGCCGGTCTCGTTGCCCTCATCGTCAAGCTCAGGCTTGTACGGGGGGTCAGCCTTCTTGATGTTCTTCTTCGGGTTGTCCGCCTTGACAGCGGCGAAGTTCGCTTCACGGGCTTCCTCAATCAGCTTGACCAGCCCGGTGGCTTCGTCTGCCGGAACCTTCAGCCGGATGGAAAACTCACCCGCCTGTTTGAACTTCGTGTCGGGCTTCGTCAGCCACGGATAGGCGGCGATGCCCTTCGGCGTTGTGAACATCTTGTTGCGCTCTTTCTTTTCAGCCATGTGATTCTCCTTTCACGCCTCGACTTCATCGAAGCTGTTGATGGTTTTGGTTTCGAAAATCTCAAACCCGAGGTTTTCCGTCTGATAGATGACTTCCAGTTCCACCCCGAGCCTGTGAAGTTTTGCCAACAGGTCCACCGGAACCTTACGGTCAGCCTTCACATACTTCCGCGCCGACTCAATCAATGTGTCGATGTATTCCTGTTCGCTCATAACTTCACCTGTCCCTTCGCCGCCCGATGAGCTTCCGCCGCCCGTCCTCGGTGAGCTTTCGGTAGAAAACTTTGGACCGCAGTTTGTATTCTTCCAGCTTCAGCGCGGGTTGAAGCGACCCACACGCCGGGCAGGAAAAGGTTTTCGTCGTGGAGTAAGTAATGAACTTGGCTCCACACTTCTTGCACCGCACGTCATAGACGTTGTTGATTGCGTTAGCGTCCGTCATCGCAGTTCTCCTGCGACGTAAGCGCGGAACGCCTTGAGGGTGTCCGGCTCGTGCTTGGACATCTCGCGCCGGATGTTGTCACCGAGTTCCAGCATCAGGTGCGGCTCATAGTCCATCAGGTCCGCGACCATCGCCGTCAGAAAGGCGAGGGCTTGAATCTTCATCGCGGGGGTCGGGGGCGTAACATCGTCGAGAGCGTTGACCAACTTGTAGCTCTCCTTCACCGCTTCGGCAGGTTTGCCGTTCATGATGTCATCTCGTGTCATAGTGTGTGTCTCCTTTCGTTTCGTGGTGGGGGTTACTGCGTGATGAGGAACTAAGGGTGAGAGTTCGTCAGGAGCATCAGATTCATCTGAGCATCGGCCTTCAGCCTGTCGAGAAGGTCCGCGACAGCTTCCATCTCCGCGACCATCTCATCGAAAGTCATCAGTTCTTCTGCGGCGTCAGCCAGAATGTCAGTAACACTTTCACAGGTGTCACAGGGGCAGGGACCGGTGAGGGTCTGAGCGACAAACCAACCAGATGCCAGCTTGTCGAACGCGCTCCGCGTCATCGTGAGAACTACGATAGGTTCGCTAGATGCCATGTGTGCTATCTCCCTTTCTGTTGGATTTGCCGGGCAACCTTTCGGCGCGCCTTCTTGCTGAGTGTCTTGTCGAGTCGGACAAAATTTCCCCGCGAAGTGCAGAGGTATTGTCCGCCTGATTCCATGTTGAACACTTCACCGGACTTTCACCACCTAACCAACCTGATCTCAACGACATCGTATGGATTGTCTAGCTCTATGCGTTTGATAAGTTCTTCAACTGTTTCTCCCGGTTTGTAGGAATACGCCGTCCAGACCACCTCAATGTGATCTCCGTAGTTGATGGTGGTTTTAAGCATGATGGATAGCGTTTTGATTTTCTTGTCCGGTATGGTAATCATTTCCTCGTCCCCCTTTATTTATCTTCGATCAGCCACATCTTCCGCATCTTGACCGGGGAAACGATGACCTTCCGCCGGTTCAGCCGAGCCTGTGCGCCGAGAATGGCGTTCAGAAGTTCCTCGCTGAACTTTGGGTTGAACTCGTTGATTGTCTGGTTGATAGGGTTCACGCTCATTTCCGCGATGCTTGGCAGTCTGACCATACGGTTCTCCTTTCGTGTGTCTGTGACGTTCTCTCTATTGGGCACCACTTATGGAGTCACATTGGACGTAAGTGACGATAGTTAAATAGGAAATGTATACAAAAAGTAGAAACCCCCGGCTTGTGACCGGGGGTCTCACTTAAAGCAAACTTAAAGTCTTTCTAATAGGAAGGGACTACGCGAAGAAGTACAGGCTGTCGCGGACCACGTTGATGTCTAATTCCCCGTACTCAGGCGGGTCAATCAGATTCGGGCGGCTGTCCTCACCGACCTGTTCCCTCAACTGCTCAACGAACTCCATCAGGCGGTCCGGCGTGTACTGACTGATGAACGCTTCACGAAGTTCACGGGCCAGCAGACCAGCGTTGCAAGCGTGAGTCCCGTAAGAGTCATGAATCATCTGGAAGTCGGTCACTCCCTGTACCTTGCACCGAAGGATAGTGTCCATCATGTGAGAGGCATCGAAGCTGTGAACCAGATTCGGGGAGATGCCACGGGACATAGACTTTACGTCGATTGCGCTTGTTGGAACAGTTACCCGCGACTGAACATAAGCCCCACCAAGCAACGTCCTAACACGCTTAGAGGATAACACACGATAATTCTGCTGAACGTGGAACCCAATCGGGGTCTTCCAAACAATCGGCAAACCGTCGTTTGCGACTACCTGTGCGACTTTCTGCAACCAAGTCATCACACCGACAGCCGAAGAAACGGTATCCCCGAGGACTTCACGGAGCTTCACCGACAGGTAAGCGGCTTCGGCCCGGCAGTCTGTGTTGAAGGGACACTTACCGACTAACTGCATGGACACAAGCTCTTGCTGAATCTGGTCTATCATGCCGTACTGCGTCACCCCATAGGGCATCGTCATGATGGGTCGCTTGACAATCTTGCGGGTGATGTGACCTTCCCAACCGTAGGCTTGCGCCCGGCGTTTGGGGTCGGGGTTGTTGTAGTCAGCCTTCACAGCCTCAATCACGCGGTCCGCCACGAGTTGATAGATGTCCTGTGGGATGTCCGAGGGAATAAGGTTGACGAAGGTCGCCGCGTTCACATCCCGGCCCATTGCCGAGAGGTTCTGGATGCCGTTGTTGCTTCCGTCCATAGCTATCGGGAGCCGGGAGATGAAGTTGTCCATGAACTTGCCTTCCTCAAGGTGCGTCAGATAGGAAACCCATTCAAAGCAGAACGCAAGGAACTGGAACGGCTTGTCCGCCTTCGTCCAGAAGGATAGACTGTCGAAGGGATACACGGCGGTTTCTGTGATGACTCGCTCATTGTCCAGTACCCACTTCACGCGGTCCTCAAACGAAACCTTATCAACGCCATACATATTCGCACCGTGAATCGCCAACCACTTTCCGCCATCGCGTCCGATAGGAAGACCGTTGGCAAACTCCAACATTGCGCGGGCCGAGTCCTCACCCTGCGGGTTCAGCCGAGCCGGGACCGGATAGACCCTGCCGCGAAAGTCAAGCTGATACGGGAAAAAGAACTCCGGTTCTTCCAAAAGCATCTCTGCCGTTTCAATCTGCGCGGCAGTAGCAATCCTCTTGGAGTCAAGCTGATTGTTCAGTTCCTCAATCTTCGCCAGTTCCCGCTTGTGGGCTTTCTTGTACTCAAGGTCGGTATAGAACTCAGGACCGGCAGTTGGTTTCTCAAACCGGTCACGGGGCGGAAGTCCTGCGATGTTGCCCTTGAATTCATCAGAGAAGAACAGCTTGTGAACTACCTCAAACACGTTCCGGTTCACTCTCCACGGGGTTCGCTGAAGCGTGTTGACCGCTTCGTAAACCTGCGGCATATCCCGGTTCGCAAGCTCTTGGAGATACGCCCGTCCAACCTTGTCCCGGTCCTTGTTCTTGACGAGCGTCAACGGCAGGTCGTAATAGCCGCCGTCAAAGGGATTGGTCCAATCGACAGGCGGGACTATCATCGGGTGATAGACAGGCGTCAGAAGTTCCTTCGCCGTGTTTGCATCATTCACCCATGCGAGAAGGGCATCAGTAGGTTGAAGGATTAGTTTAGTCCTATTGCCACCAACGATTACATTAACCCTGTCAACCCAACCCGATTCCTCGCAAAACATATCAATCAGGTGCATACCAAGACGCGTCTTGTCCTCAAGCGACCACTCCACTTCATCAACACCTTTCTGCTTCTGCATTTTCCGCATGACATAGGTCTTGGTCCGGTAATCCGTCCGCTTCATCTCCTGATGCTTCTTCACCTTCTCAACATATTTGGGCATTACCTTTCGGAAGTTCCGGTAATTCAAATCATCCTCAAGGAACCGAGCGATTGAATTTGCTGTGGTCTGGACTGCTTCGCGCTTTGTAACTGTGTTGAGGATTATCTTAGCTGTCACAAATGCCACCATTTCCGGTTTGAAGTTGTCGAGCATTTTAACCAGCGAACCGTTGCGGCGAGGATTGGGGTTCTTCTGCCAAGCCTCAATCCGTTCCGCAAGCCGTCCGACGATAGTGTGCATCAGGTCTGTGCCGGGGGCTGTGGCAGAGAACTGACCTTTCTTGACGGACTTGTTGTAGTTCCGCCAGTACCGTGCCTGTCCGTCGCCCCGTGACTTCTGCTCAAGTTCAATCTGCCTCTGAATCTTCTCATCATGTGTCATAGGCTGTGACTCCCTTCCCGGCGTGTGCCGGATGTGACATTTGTAACGAATGTTTCCGTGGACACAATTTCGGGCGCAGTAATGTGGAACGCGTTGAGTGTCTGCGCGGCCTTCCTCAAGTTCTCAGGGGCAAGGTGCGCGTACCGTTCCGTTGTTTTGATGGAAGTATGCCCAAGCCACTTAGCGACAACGTACAGGTCAACCCCGTTCTGGACCAGCCGTGACGCCACGGTATGACGAATTGCGTGGATGGTGAACTCAGGGTCTTCAATCCGCATCAGCTTGCGGACCTGCGACCACAAATATTGAACGCGGTTTATCGTGAGTTCTTGCACAATGTTCCCAACCGGCACAGAACCGCCCTCTAAGGCGGAATCGTGCTGACGGGCAATCATCAGGACAGCATACAGTCGGTCCGTCATAGGAATTGACCGGGGGTTGTCCGTCTTGTTTTCCCAAATATGAACCATGCGGTTCTCAAGGTCTATGTCCTTCCATTGAAGCTCAAGTGCTTCCGACAGGCGCATACCAGTTTCAAAAAGGATAGCCAATAGTCCGGCGAAGGCCTGGGACAACGTGTTAGCTATCCTCAAAATTTCTTTTTCTTGTTCGCTTGAAATAACCATCATCCGACCCCTGCTTTCCTTTCCCCGAGGGATGAAGGGCACTACTGGCAAGACTTTCCACCGATAGCAAGCGTGTTCCAGAGTAGTTGAGAGGGTTGAAAGTTTCCGATTAATAGACGCGGGACTGTTTCCCCCGTCCTTGAGTGCCTGAATTAGTTTATAAATCATGCGTTCATCAACGACAACAATCGGAGTGTCTGCCGGAATGTGCTTCATGATTTGAGACATGTGAGAGGTAACGGTTTTCTCTGACGGTGAACCTTTCCAATGGCTTTCTAACATCCGGTCAAATGCCGCTTGTAACGTACAAACGTCACAAGACGGAGCTTCAACCGGGGAAGGAATAAACCCGTTCATCAACTGCTTTTTAAGTTGTGCCTCTTTGATAATAGCATCTTGCCGGTCCATAGTATCGGCTGAAACCCTGTGTCGCTTGCCGTTCACGGTAACGTCAATCCACCATGTTGACCCTCGTTTATAAACTCCCATGTATCCCCCTTTCACTTGTGAGGTTTGCTTGCAAGAGGCAAACCAGAATTGTTACGGCAGACTACCACGGCACGTGTGCCTTGTCAAGCTCCCCTTGTCCTGAAAAACGCAACACGCGACTTTGGACATTCTCCGGTCACTCATTGCTTTCCCCCTTGAAGGTAACGATTTCCAGACCGTCCTTATCACGGGGAATCGGTATCATCTTGACGATTGCCCATGTCCCGTACTTCCAACCGGCTTTCAGCGCAAAGGCGAGGGCAACATCATAGGACAGGAACCACGAGCAAACTCCCGGCTCATAGTGATAATAAACAACGTCCTTCACCTCTGGAAAGACCTCGTTGACAGCCATGCTAAACCGCCGTTGAATCATGTAAATCTCGCCGGGCTTTAAGTTGTGTTGCCGGTCCTGATATTCAAAGTTCATGCGTTCACCTTTTCCTTTCGCTTGCGCTTCTGTTTGTTCACGGCCCGTTCCGTTGAAGTCTTGCGGATAGTAGGGTTAAGAGTGGCGCAGGTCTTTCCGCAACGCCCTTTCGCTTTCCGGCCCTCACAGATACCGGTGCAAACCCATATCTCGTCGCGCTTGCACCAGTAGGTCCGGCAGTCCTCGCATTGTCTACGGCAAGACATTAGCGGACCCTCGCCATTGCAAGAAAGTTATCAATCGTCGCCTGTGAGAACTGGCGGAACGTGTTGACGCCATAAGTAGGGTCTATCAATTCATATCCCCGGTCCGGCTCAATCCGCGCCCATGTTGCCCCTAAGTTGATTCCGTCGGACAGGTTATCAACTATCTCATCACGGAAACCGTCGTTCCCATAGTAAAGCCGGACTACATAGGGACCGCCGTATTGCCGTCCTCGCATAGCTACCTTTGCCGTCTGCTGATTGAGTCGCATCATATATTCACCATTCCCTTTCACGGTTAGCACCGACCTGATACACGATAAGCTCTTTCGCCAGTTTCCACTTCACGTTCCCGCCATAAAGCGTCAACGTCTTCCTCTAAAAGCCACTCATCACAGGACAGGCAATGATACAGGATAAGCCCATCCTCATCGTAAATCATCATTTCGCCATCACACAAAGGGCAGGGGACCGCCGACAGCATTGACTGCGCGTATTTGTAAATCTCCCCGCCGCCGGGACCGTAGACAAGGGACTTGTCCTTCGAATTGTTTTGCCGCCATTCCTCATAAGCGGCACTTGTCAAGCTATCCCTTTCGTCCTGCCAATCGTAATAGCTCCGGTCCTTCTTACTGGTACTTGCACCATAAACCTGATGCCATTCACCATTGTCATCTTTAACCCATGTTCCGTAGTCCGCTTCGTTCCGATACAGACCGTCATACCACTTGCGCCATGAGAACCGGTCTTCCTCAAAAGTATCATTCGAAAAGTAAAGACCCTTCTCTTGAATCCAACCAGCCCCTAACATAAGAAGTTCGCCGGAACCACTCATCACCGCAAACTTAGAACCGACTGTGAACTTCTCAATAGCGACACGGACCGTTTCAGACTGCAAAAGCTCATCTTTCACCTGTGCAAGATAGTCCTTTATGAAAACCATTGTATCGGACAGGCTGTTAGTGGGCTTGACGTTTGTCAATACACCATTGTGAGCGATTGCTAGGTCCGTCGTACAAGTAAGGGACCGCAAGCTTTTATAATCGTCACTCACAGGGAACGGATGTGTACAAGGCCGATTAATCCCCGCAGACGTTGCAATCCGAAAGTGGAAGACAACCGGGACGGACTTGTCCAATTCAAACCGGCGGAAAGCTCGCCAGAACTTCTTAAAGGACATGAAACCTTTGTAAATCTGGACTTCGCCGTCTTTAGGAAACGCAAAACCCGCACCGTCAGGGTTATTCTCAAAACAAGCTTTCATCACGTTCTTAGAAGGGAACTCAACGCCAGAAGGTTTCACACAAATAATACACATAGGGCAATCACCATATCCTTTCTGTTTGTTAAAGGTTTAGCTGAAAACTCCAAAATCCGTCGCCGTAACGGGTCAGACCGCAAGCCGGACCGCCTGTCATGACCGCAAGCCGCCGGACCTCAGGACGGCAAAGGGACCGCCTGTCATGACCGCAAGCCGCCGGACCTCAGGACGGCAAAGGGACCGCCGGACCTCAGGGACCGGGACCGCTCTCCTATGGGCACCACTTATAAATTCCTCACCAACTGTCATGACCTCAGGACGGACCGCCTGTCATGACCTCAGGACGGACCGCAGGTCATGACCTCAGGACGGACCGCAAGCCGGACCGCCGGTCATGACCTCAGGACGGACCGCCTGTCATGACCTCAGGACGGACCGCAAGCCGGACCGCCGGTCATGACCTCAGGACGGACCGCCGGTCATGACCTCAGGACGGACCGCAGGTCATGACCTCAGGACGGACCGCCGGTCATGACCTCAGGACGGACCGCAAGCCGCCGGACCTCAGGACGGCAAAGGGACCGCCGGAAGGGACCGCCGGTCAAACGCTGTTAAAGACCTCAGGACGGGACAAAACAAAAGCCGCCTGTCATGTCCCCGGTTCAGTCGCCGGACCGCTTAAAACCGATTCCAGACGGTTTAACCGGGGACTTGACAGACGGTCCGACGCAAGCCGCCGGACCGCCGTTTATATCGCCGTTTGTTTGTGTTACAGTCCTTTCGATTCAAGATAGGTCAAAAGGTTTTTATACAGTTTCCGGTTGCCGTCCTTTTTCAAAAAGGTTTTGAAAAGGTCAAAACCGCCGTCTTTAGCAATTAAACAGGCGGAAACGGTCTTAACAAACCGGGAAACAGCGTCACAAAATTCGAGAGTAGCAACGAAGGTTTCAAAGTTCAACGTTCCTTTGAAAAGTCGAAACTCAATAGTAGACCGGTTTTCAAAGTTGATTGCCTCGTAACGATTTTCGCTATAACCGGCGGATTGTAAATCATGCTTCGGGACCGGTTTAAATTTAGCGTATGACGATTCAGTCCGACGGGCGAAGGTTTCAAGGCGGCTTTTGTTAAAATACACAAACAAGCCAAGTTTCACCATTTCGGACGGAGTAAAAAAAGACCGTGAAACGTGAACATGTAAACCGCAAGTGTCAACGTCATGGGACCGGCAACCGGCTTGTTTTAAGCTCTGTAGCATATATGAATAGTCTTGAACCTTATGTGCGCGAAGGGTTAACGGATGGGACACAATCTCAAAACCGTTGTCAAGACTTCCGTCGTGCTTGCAATAAAAGAGGTTTTCGCCGTCGTCATAATCTTCAATTAAATTTCCTGCTACTGAATCAGGCGAACCGGACCGGGATTCAACTTCCAATTCAAACCCTAAATACAGGCGGTTTCCCGGTTGCCGTGAAAAAACGGTCTGGTTTGTGTTCTGGTTAAAATGGCGATATTTCGGGGGAGGTTTGTAAGAATAGTCTTGAATCGAACCGCAACCGCAATCATGGTAACAGGATACACAAAGGGTTTCGTCACGGCGGTCCAAATATATGAGGTTATCGTAATGCTCAACTTCGTTGCAATTATCACATGTCCCGTAATTGCTTTCATAACAGTCCGAACAAATGGGATAATCATGTCCTGTGAAATAACTTTGATCCTCAGGGACATAATGACCGCAATCGGCACATTTGATATATTTGCGGTCCGCGCATGACTCACAGACGGTTTTTTCGTCCATGCGCCACGGCCGCCAGCTATTCCGACAATGAACCGTAACAGCATCGTCAATCGGTTCGTATTCTTCACAATCGGGACAAAGGAAAAAGGAATTATTAAGGCAGGTTTCACAATAGGTTTCCCCGCCTGCCTCGTAAGAGTCTTCCCTTTCGATAACTTCCCCGCAACCGGAACAAACCGCGAACCGGTCCTCGAAACATGATTCACAAAAGGTTTCCCCGTAACGCTCTTTTGCTTCCCCGTCTATTTTATCGCCGCAACCGTCACAATAAACCGCCGTTTCAATAACTTCCTTTTCCGCCGTCGTAGTGCTTCCAGTCTTTTTCATTGTCTTTCTCCTTTCATTTTGATAATGAATCGTCACAGTTTGTCAAGACTTTATTTTAATATAATGAATCGTCACAGTTTGTCAAGACTTTATTTTAATATAATGAATCGTCACAGTTTGTCAAGACTTTATTTTAATATAATGAAT